GGCAGTTTACCAGACAAAAACGCGTTAGTGGGATTGCAAAAAATGGCTGCCAATGCTTCAAATATTGCTACTAAACATATTGTTGATGCTAGCTTATATTTAACATTAAGAACTTGTGAAAATATTTCATTAAGAATAGCTGATGCTTTAGAATTTGATTTAACTAAACAAGCGTTAATGCAAAGCATCTCTTTAACCAATACTCAAAACTTAGAAGAATTAAAAAACCTTCATTTATATGATTTTGGTATTTATCTTGAGCTTGAACCTGATGATGAAGAAAAAGCTATGTTAGAACAAAACATACAAGTGGCTTTACAATCAGGTCAAATATATTTAGAAGACGCTATTGATATTAGAGAAGTTAAAAATATAACTTTAGCTAATCAAATATTAAAATATAGAAGAATACAAAAACAAAAACAAGATCAACAGGCTCAACAAGCGCAAATACAAGCACAGGCACAATCAAATATGCAACAGTCTGAGCAAGCGGCTTTAAATGAAGTTCAAAAACAAGAGGCTTTAGCTAATACTGAAATACAAATAGAACAGGCTAAGTCTCAGTTTGAAATACAACGAATGGAGCAAGAGGCATTAATTAAAAAACAATTAATGGCTGAAGAATTTAACTATCAATTACAATTAGCACAAGCTAAAATAAAAACCGATAGAGAAAAAGAACAATTTATCGAAGATCGTAAAGATAAAAGAACTAAAATACAAGCAACGCAACAATCTAAAATGATTGAGCAACGTCAAAATGACTTGTTACCTACAGATTTTGAATCAGCAGGTATGGATAATTTAGGCGGATTTGGTTTAGAGCAGTTTGAACCGCAATAAACTATTTATTAATTTTTATTATATTATATTATGTCAGAACAAGTAAAAGAAGAAGGCACGTTTAAAATTAAACGTAAACCTAAACAATTGGTAAAAGACGATGTTATTAAAGTCGATTTATCAAAACCTAAAACAGAAGAAACAGATGCCATTCAAGTCGGAGAAACAAAGAAGGTGGTTGTGGAAGAACAAACCGGAGATAGCCCTAAAGTGGACGAACAAATACCAGAGCCCAGCCCAGTTTCTGAAATTAAAGAAGAAGAAGTAAAACCTATTGAAGAAAAAGTTGAAGAAGAAATACAAGAAATAGGTGAAAAAATTGAAGAAAAAGTTATTGCTCCTACACCTGAAGAGGCAAGAGAAGTAGCTAAATTACCTGAGAACATTGAAAAAGTCGTAGACTTTATGAAAGAAACAGGTGGAACATTAGAAGATTATGTAAGATTAAATGCTGATTATTCTAATGTAGATAATGATACTCTTTTAAGAGAGTATTACAAACAGGCCAAATCACACTTAGATTCAAGTGAAATTAACTTTTTAATTGAAGATAATTTTTCATATGATGAAGAAGTGGACGAGGAGCGCGAGATTCGTAAAAAGAAACTTGCGTATAAAGAAGAGGTTGCAAAAGCCCGAAAGCATTTAGATGGTTTAAAAAGTCAATATTACGAGGAAATCAAGTTGAGACCTGGTATGACACAAGACCAACAAAAAGCAATGGACTTTTTCAATCGCTACAATGAAGAGCAAAACACAGCTCAACAACAACATGAGGACTTTAAGTCTAATACTAAAAACTATTTTACTAATGAATTCAAAGGTTTTGATTTTCAAGTTGGTGAAAAAAAATTTAGATACGGAGTTAAAAATCCTAATGAAGTTGCAGATAAACAATCGAATATTACAAACACAATTAAGAAGTTCTTAGATGATAAAGGTAATGTAAAAGATGTTAAAGGTTATCACAAAGCTATGTATGCCGCTGAGAATGTTGACAAAATTGCACAACATTTTTATGAGCAAGGTAAATCCGATGCTACTAAAAATCTTGTTGCTAAGTCTAAAAACATATCCGAAGACGTTAGGCCTTCGCCTACCGGAGACGTATTTGTTGGAGGATTAAAAGTTAAATCAATCAGTGGTCTTGATTCTTCAAAACTGAAGATAAAATCAAAAAAGTTTAACTAAAAACAAAATTAATTATTATGGGACAAATTAATCCTGTGTTTGGAAGCATTACACCTTCTCAACAACAATTAGCTTTGCAAAACAATTATCTAGCATTTAACGCTGGAGCTAATGACTTTGTACAGCAATACCTACCTGAAGTTTATGAAGCTGAGGTAGAAAGATATGGAAACAGAACTTTAAATGGTTTCCTTAGAATGGTTGGCGCTGAAATGCCAATGACATCTGATCAAGTAATTTGGTCTGAACAAAATAGATTGCATGTATCTTATAGCAACGTAGCTTGCCCTCAAGGTGGTGGTGCTGCAAACTTTATTTTAAACATTCCAACTAATACTACAACAATTCAAAATGCTATTTTCCCTAACGATACTATCGTTGTTATGGATCCTACTACTGGAGTTACTGTAAAAGCTGTAGTTGGTGCAATTGGCGCTGGAGCTGGTACATCAACTAACGTTACAGCTTATCCATTTACTATTGCAGATTTTTCTGCTGCTAGTGGTGGTTTCCCTGTTTCTGCAGTTGGAGCTGGTACTTTAAAAGTATTTGTATATGGTTCTGTATTCGCTAAAGGATCTGCTGGTCCTGTTAACGCTGCTGGAACTGCCGGTTCTTACAAGTCAATTCAGCCTCAGTTCACGCAATATGCTAATCAACCAATTATCATAAAAGATTCATTTGAAATTAATGGTTCTGATATGGCTCAAATCGGTTGGGTAGAAGTTGCTACAGAAGATGGAACATCAGGATACTTATGGTATTTAAAGTCTGAGTCTGAAACGAGATTACGTTTTGATGATTACTTAGAAATGTCAATGGTTGAAGGTGAATTAGCTGCTGCAGGTAGTGGATTCGTTGCTCAATCAGCTAACGTACCAGGATTTACTGGTGCTGGTGGTGCTGCTGTTGCTCACGGTACTCAAGGTTTATTCCAAGCGATTCAACAAAGAGGTAATATACTATCTGGATTTTCTGCAGGTACTGGTATTTCTGACTTTGATCAAGTGCTTAAAAACCTAGACACTCAAGGCGCTATCGAAGAAAACATGCTTTTCTTAAATAGAGATCTTGATTTAGATTTTGATGATATGCTAAGTCAAATTTCCTCTGGACAAGCTGGCGGAACTGCTTATGGTTTATTTGAAAACTCTGAAGACATGGCTTTAAATTTAGGTTTCTCTGGTTTCAGAAGAGGTTCTTATGACTTCTACAAAACTAGCTGGAAATACTTAAACGACGCTTCTACAAGAGGTGGTGTAGCGGTAAGTGGAATTGAAGGTGTATTAATTCCTGCTGGAACTTCAACTGTTTATGACCAACAATTAGGTACAAACATAAGAAGACCATTCTTACACGTTAGATATAGAGCTTCACAAACAGAAGACAGAAGATACAAAAACTGGATCACAGGATCTGCTGGTGGTGCTTACACTACTAACATTGATGCGATGCAAGTTAACTGGTTATCTGAAAGATGTTTGGTTACTCAAGCCGCGAATAATTTCGTATTATTCCAACAATAAGATTGCTGTAGTAGTTACCCTCGTTGAACTAACGGGGGTAATTATTACTTTTATTAATTATATTATATTATATCATGTCAAAAACAAAAGAAATAAAAGCCCCTAAATGGGAGATAAAAGATAGAAGATACTATCTACTAGGCAACAAAGAGCCTTTAACATATACTTTAGCATCTAAAAACTCAAGAAGACATCCACTATTGTGGTTTGATGAAAATACAAATATTCAAAGAGAAATAAGATATGCCACTAATCAAAACTCCCCTTTAGTTGATGAACAAAAAGGAGAGGTTACATTAGGTCATATTATATTTGAAGATGGTGTTTTAGCTGTTCCTAAAGAAAAACAAAATTTACAAAAATTACTTTCACTATATCACCCTAAAAAAGGGATAATATATCAAGAATACCAAGCTGAAGTTATAGCTCATGATGAGTTAGAAGATATTAACTTAGAAATTGATGCTTTAATTGCTGCAAAAGAAATGGATATTGATCACGCTGAAGCTGTATTAAGAGTAGAAATTGGTAGTCAAGTCAATAATTTAACTTCAAAAGAACTAAGAAGAGATTTACTTATAATGGCTAAAAAGAATCCATCAGGATTTTTAGATATAGCATCTGATGAAAACGTAGGTCTTAGAAACGTTGGTATTGTTGCTGTAGAAAAAGGTATTATTAAAATATCACAAGATCAAAGAGATTTTATGTGGGGATCTAATGATAGAAAATTAATGACTGTACCTTTTGATGAAAACCCTTATTCAGCGCTAGCCGCTTGGTTTAAAACTGATGAAGGTGTTGAAGTTTTTAAAACAATCAAGAAAAAGTTACAATAATATGTGACTATAATTATAGTGAAGGGTCACTTTGGTGGCCCTAATCACTATTAACTAAAATATTAAAATGGCAATAAACGTAAATACTGTATATCAAACCGTTTTATTAATACTTAATAAAGAGCAGAGAGGTTATATGACACCTGTTGAGTTTAATAAAACAGGTGCTCAAGCTCAATTAGAAATATTTGAAACATATTTCGATAGTTTAAATCAGCAGATACGTATTCCACAAACAGATACAGATTACGCAGATAGAGTGGCTAATCTTGATGAAAAAATCTCTATATTTAAAGAATTTGGAAACGCTACATCAATATCTTCAAGTAACGTTTTTAATTTACCACAACAATTTTCTGGTTCAGGACCAATAGCAACAACTACTTTACCCGCGGCAACAGCAGGAGGAACAACAGCTTATGTTATTCAAACAGCTACAGCTGATCAAGTTGCTAATGGAGTTGTAGAGATATTTGCTAATGGTATATTGCTTTCTGAAGCTTCTTACGATATATCTGGTACAACAATAAATTTCTTTTCACAACCAGCAGCTGGTCAAACGTTAATTGTAAATGTTTATCCAAAAGAATTTTATAGATTAGGAGATTTGTTTTACACAAAAAACTCTTCATCTATTCAAGAACTACAAAGAGTGGGGTCTAAAGATTTATACCACTTGTTATCATCTAATCTTACCGCTCCTACAACAACATATCCTATTTATACTTATAAAGATAACAAATTTACTGTATATCCTACATCTATAAATAATAATATTACAGTTTCTTATATAAGAAAACCAATAGCTCCTATATGGAATTTTACTACTGGATTAAATAATCAATATCTATTTAATTCCTCAACTTCTTTTAACTTTGAGTTACATCCTTCTGAGCAAACAGAATTAATATTAAAAATATTACTTTATGCTGGTGTTGTAATAAGAAGCCCTGAAATAGTACAAGTAGCCGCACAACAGGTAGCACAAGAAAATATTAACCAACAAAGATAATAAAAAATGGCAATACAACCACCTAATAATGGGTTAATAACCGAAAACGCACAACAGTATTATCAAGGTTCTCAAAGTTTTAGAGGAGATGCCGGTAATACAACTGGTCAATCTTTTGTTACAAGTTTTGATACAGATCTTTATTTAGGCAGCACAACAAGCTGGTCACCTACAGACCCCAGCTATGCTTTAAATAATTTTAAAATATACACAAGCGCTTCGGGTTTAGCTGGTACATGGACAGAATGGGTTACAGCATTTACAGTTACAGGTGGTAAAACAATAACTCTTACCGCTGCGCCTGGCGCTAATCAATATATAGTTGTACAATTAAGCATATTAACTGGTGGTAAATATGGTGCAACAGAAGCTGAAAAAATATATGGTGAAACTGTAGAAGATAATTATGGTAGTTATGAATACACAAAGCTACATGATGTAATTGATAATTTTTTAATTGCATACGTTGGTGCTGGTAAACTTATACCTAGCGTAAAAAGAACTGATGTTATATTCCATGCAAAACGTGGTTTACAAGAGTTTAGCTATGATACATTAAAAAGTATTAAATCAGCTGAGTTAACAATACCGGCTGGCCTTACTCTAGTTTTACCACAAGATTTTGTTAACTATGTTAAGATGTCTTGGATAGATGGTTTAGGTGTTAAGCATCCAATATATCCTACAAATAATTTAACAACAAGCCCTTATTATACTCAAGCCCAAGACTCTGCGGGTATACCAACTCAAGATAGTTTTGGTAATGATGTTGAAGGTACTTCTATAACTCAAGAAAGATGGCATGAGGCTAACGATAGGCTTGTAAATGGTAATTTTAATATAAACAACTTTAACGCGCAAGATGCTAATGTTTTAAATAGAGGTTTTTATAATGGAGCTTTAGGGCAAAGATATGGATTAGATCCACAATTAAGTCAATCTAATGGTTGGTTTAATTTAAACGAAAGAGAAGGTAAAATCTCTTTTTCATCTAATTTAGTTGATAAACTTATAGTTCTTGAATATATTTCTGATGGAAATGCTTATGATTTAGATGCTAGAATACCTAAGCTTGCTGAAGAGGCTTTATACGCTCATATAATACATGCTATCTTATCAGTTAGTTCTGGTGTTCAAGAGTATGTTGTAAGAAGATTTAAACAAGAAAGAAGTGCAAAATTAAGAAACGCTAAAATAAGGTTGTCTAACATTAAACTTGATCAAATCGTACAAGTTATGAGAGGTAAATCTAAATGGCTTAAATTTTAATAAATGGCTGAAATTAAAAATAGTTTTCTAAGATCCAAGATGAATAAAGACTTGGATGATAGATTAATACCTAATGGTGAATATAGAGATGCGCAGAATATATCTGTAGGTAAATCTGAAGCTGATGATATAGGTGCTTTAGAAACTGTTTTAGGTAATACTTTAGTTACTAATTTTGGTTTAAGTGGTGTAGAAACAATTGGTTATAAAACAATAGAAAACACAAATCAAATTATTGTTTTTTTAACTGATAACACTAATCACTATATATATAGTTACATACCTAATACAACTCCTGTTCTTTTAGTAACAGGTTCTTTTTTAAATTTTTCTACTAATAGCCCTATAACTGGTATAAGTGTTATAGAAAATTTATTATTTTGGACAGATAACAGAAATCAACCAAGAAAAATAAATTTAAATTCAACTAACAATGGTGCGTACTACACTGAAGAGAATCATATATCTGTAGCTAAATATAATCCTTATCAACCTATAGGTCTTTTAAGTAAAACTTCTAAAATCACATCTGGTTTAGTTGGTGACATATTAACTGTTCCAAACACTACTGGCATAGTAAAAGGAATGTCTGTGGTAGATTATTCTAACAATACTTTAGGCCCTGAAGATTATGTTTATGTTTTAGATATACCTTCTTCAACAACAATACAATTAAAAATTCCTATAGGTCACACTATCACTGGTGTAACAAGTGGAGACACTATATATTTTCTTCAAACAACAATGACAGGTGAGTCTATTACTTTTGATTTTAATCAAGGTAATACTTGGCCTGGTGATCCTGATTATTTAGAAAGTAAACTTGTAAGATTAAGTTATAGGTTTAAATTTGATGACGGTGAATATTCTTTAATGGCTCCTTTTACTCAAATTGCTTTTATACCTAAACAAAAAGGTTATTTTTTAGGAAGTGGAGAAAGTACTCCTGGCGCAGGTGATCAAACGGCTGAAGATGAAGACAGTGCGTATAGAAGCACTATTGTAGAATTTATGGAAAACGGAGTTCAAAATATTAAATTATTAATTCCTTTTCCTGATACATTAAATAAAATTCAACCTTCTTCAGAAGCATCTTATAAAATAAGATCAATTGATATACTTTATAAAGAATCTGATGGTTTAGCTGTAAAAGTTATTGATACAATAGATTATGACGAGCCTTTTAATGAAACTAATGGAGATGCTTGGACAGCAACAACCGATACTAATATTTTAACATATAATTATCAGTCTAGAAAGCCGTTTAGAACACTTCCCACCGCACAAACTACAAGAGTTTACGACAAAGTACCTGTTAAAGCTTTAGCTCAAGAAACAGCAGGTAATAGAATTATATATGGTAATTTTTTAGATAAATATACTTCTCCTAGGTTTTTAGAATATATAATTGGTGTTGGTCCAAAATCATTAGCTAAAAATTACGACAACTGGGCAGAGTATCCAAATCATACCGTAAAACAAAATAGAAATTATCAAGTAGGTTTTGTTTTAGTTGATAAATTCGGTAGACAATCAGATGTTATTTTATCTGGAGTAAAAACTCAAGCAACAGTGGCTGTTGATGGTACAGTATATGGTGGTGACACTATTTACAACCCTTATAATTCTAGCGTAAGTGATTTAAAAAATTGGTTTGGAGATGCATTAAAAATAGATATAAGTTCACCAATAACTGTTGCAAAAAATGATGTTGTTGGAACTCCTGGTTTATATGCTAATCCTGGAACTGGTTATAATACATATAATGCTACACCTGGAAACCAACCTGTTATAAACGGTAATACATACACATTTACGTTAGGTTCTGGTCAAACACAAGTGCCAACTATTGGTTCTTTTTTAGAGGGTGAGTTTACAGATTATGTTAAAGTTGCAAACGTTACAAATGTAAACAATGATTACACTATAACAACAATCGGTCAAGTAAGTTCTATATATTTGCAACAATCACCATCTGATCCTGATGTAAAATATAAATACACTATTAATCCTACTGGTTGGTATTCATATAAAGTTGTTGTTAAACAACAAGAGCAAGATTATTACAATTGTTATTTGCCTGGTTTTTTAAATGGTTATCCTCAGTTTCAATCAGGCTCCAACCCTTTTCCACCTGGTGAAGATAATAAAACGGCACATACGGTTTTAATAAATGACAACATAAATAAAATACCTAGAGATTTGTCTGAAGTTGGACCTCAGCAAAAACAATTTAGAAGTTCAGTTCAACTATTTGGTAGAGTTGAAAACACTTTAATAGTTAGTTCTCCACCTACAACTGATGATCCTAAAAATAATAGACAGTTTTTTCCAGGTGTAAACACTGATACGGCTATTACTATAGGTACAGCCACTGATTTAAACATGAGCTACTCTGATTTAAAAGAGCCTCAAGGTCATGATAACTTTTATCAATTAGATACAGATCCTCTTATAGCTAGAATTAGTACATCTCAACCTATTGGTCTAATACATACTAATGATGATAATACGAACATGTATTATAATTTATCTATTTATGAAACCGAGCCTCAGGATTCTTTATTAGATATATTTTGGGAAACGCCAACGGTAGGTTTAATATCAACATTAAATGACGCTATTCTTTCTGAATATGAAGGCGCTGTTGGTTGGTCAACTTATAGTTCTAGCGGTTTCACAGAAAGCATGAGTGGTGATTTTATAACAGGATTATCACCAGTTGATCAATCTGGTAACAATCTTTTTAATACATCTGCTTCAGCAATAACTGTTCTTGACGGGGCTGATAATGATGTTTCAGGTCAATTCAGTATCACAAGAACTGGGGCTGGAACTTTAGGTGATCCGTATTTATATAATTTTGGAAAAATTGGTGATGAGTTTGTTTACAATTATAATCCAAACCCAAGATCTTACACTATATCAGCGGTAATAACAAACAATGAACCTGTTAGTCCTGTTACAAACCCAACACCTTTACAATTAAACGTTTTTTTACAAAACACTCAGCCAATTATAAACAGCGGTAATCCTTTACCAGCTGTAAACGATGTTAATCAAAATTTTGAAGGAACTATAGTTACAATAACCGGTGAAAACGGTGCGGCTAGTTCTAGTAGAAAATCAGAGCAATTAAAATGGAGTATTTCAAACGTCAGTCCTTCGTTATACGCTGGAGTTTTTTCTATAAATGAAACAACAGGGGTTATAACTAAAACAGGCACAGGAACAAACCCTGGCACATGTACATTAACTGTAAAATTAGAAGATGCTTATAATGGTTCTGCTTTAGCTAGTGGTTCTTTAAGTCAAACTGCAACACAAGAAATTGGTATTGTTTCAGCTGTTATAGGTACACTGTTTGAAGCATCGGCTCCAAGTGTGTTTAGCCAAGCTTGTCATTTTAGTGGATCTTCAAATCCTACGTGTGGTGATAATCTTTACTATAATCAAACAAGTTCTACTCCTACGGTTGGTGATGAAATAAGACAAGGTCCTAATGGAAGTAGTTCACCTTTAGCTGTTGCTGGATATTACTCTTATAACTGTAACAATACTGGTTCTGGTAATAGAAATTACTTTCAGATACAAGGTAATGATGGTATAATAGATGTTGTAAGTACATGTTAAAATAAGTGATAATAAAATTATGGCAATAATAGAAATAAAATACTTTAATTCTTTTTTACTTAAAAAAATTAAGACTATTGTAGATGCTGCTACAAAACCTGCAGCGCCATACGCTAACGTGCCTGGTGACTATGCGGCTGTTGCGGCAAATGATTGGTATATAGAAGAGGCTAGAATACGTGGAGGTTACAATAACACAACTGTTGATTTTGGTGTTAAAGCTTATTTAGATGAAGAAAATACTGATCAACAAAATAGATTTAATACTTTAATTTATTCTGGTATTTTTAATTCTAGAACTGGAGTTAATGATACTAATCAATTTTCTGTAGGTCAAGACATAACTAGATCTGCAGATCCAGCAAACGGCTCTATACAAAAACTATACGCTGAAGATACTAACTTAATTATATTTCAAGAAGATAAAGTTAGTAGAGCTTTAATAGATAAAGATGCTATATATTCAGCAGAGGGTGGCGGTAGTGTAACCTCTAGCAATTTAGTAATAGGACAAATAGTGGCTTATGCAGGTGAATACGGTATTGCTACAGATCCATTTAGTTTTGCTGTATATGGTTATAGAAAATATTTTACAGATAGAAAAAAAGGATGTGTATTAAGGTTGTCTGCTGATGGTATTACAGAAATATCATCTTATGGTATGCATGACTTTTTTAGAGATGAATTAGCTGGTGTAAACAATAACACTGGTAACGCTGAACCAGTGCAGCAAATAAGAGCTGGATGGGATATTCACACTAAAAATTATGTTTTATCTATTCAAAAAACAAACGGTTCTTATAAAACAGTTTCATTTGATGAAGGTGTTTTAGGTTGGACAAGCTTTTTTGATTATAAACCTGATTTTTTAGTTAGTTTGCAAAATAATTTTTATAGTTTAAAAAATGGACAGCTTTGGCTACACAATGCTGGTAATTATGGTAGTTTTTATGGAACTACTTATGACTCAAACGTAACAGTTATTTTAAATAAAGAACCATCATTAGTTAAAAACTTTAAAACAATTAACTATGAAGGAGGCGATGGTTGGCAGCTAGAAAGCATGGTAACTAGTTCTGGTGACGTTTCTGTTCCAATTGGTGCATATACATTACAAACAACTTTAAGCTCTTTAGAATCAAGTTTATTTTCTAACAATTTTAAAAGAAAAGAAAAAAAGTTTTTTGCAAACTTAATAAACAACTCACCGGCAACAGGAGGTGAAATACTATGGGGACCATCTTCTACGGGATTAAAAGGTTTCTTTACAGAAGCTAAAATAAAGCTTGTTAATAGTGACTACCCGACAACTAAAAAAGAATTATTTGCAGTATCATCTGATATTGTAGAATCATCATACTAAATAATATGGAAGAAATTTTAATACAAATATACGAGTGGTTTTTCGGTAATCCGCATGGGGTTGTGATGGCTGAGCCATTAAGTGCTTTAGCTGTTGCCGGTATTGGAGCTGGTATAAATTTAATATCTGGTCTTTTTGGAGGCGGAGCCGCTAGACGTAGACAAAGAAGAGCAATGGCTGAAAAAAGAAGATTAGAAGGTAAGCTTGATAGTCTTGAAAAAAGTAGACAAGCTATTATAAACCCATATGAAGGTGTTACAGACATTTCAAGTATGGCAAAAGATTTAAGTGGTATGGTTTCAAATCCGTTTGCTAGCTTAGGTGTTGCTACCCAAGCTGCTGAAATGCAAATTGAACAAGCTGATATTGCTTTAGCTAATACATTAGATACATTAAGAGCCACAGGTGCTAGTGCTGGAGGAGCTACTGCTTTAGCACAAGCTGCGTTACAAAGTAAAAAAGGTGTGTCAGCTAGTATAGAGCAGCAAGAAGCGCAAAACGAAATAAGAAGAGCACAAGGAGAAGCTAATTTAGAAAGATTACAAATGGCTGAAGCTCAACGAATACAAAACATTGGTATGAGTGAAGCTCAAAGATTACAACAAGCAGGTGTTGCTGGTAAACAATTCATGTTCTCAACAAGAGAGAGAAGAGAGGGTGAGCAATTAGATAGAGTGTCAGCTCAAATTTCAGGAGCACAAAAACAAGCTGCTCAAGCCTCTGCAGATAGAGCTGCTATAAGCTCTAGTATGATTAGTGGTTTAGGTAATATAGCTGGATCATTAATAACCAGCGGTGCTTTGGGTTCTTCAACACCTAGAACACCTGTTAACACAGTTAGTTCTTTTTCAACTCCTTCATCTGGAGTTGTAAGCAGTACTCCAATAGCATCAAACAATCCTTTTGCTGTTACTAATCCATTATTTGATTAATTATGAGTTATAGAAATCCAGTTACATATGTAGATTCACAAAGTGGAAAATACTTTGCTAGTGCTATACAGAATATTTCAAATACTACAGCTGGTGTTATAGACACATTAGGCGCTAAAGCTGAAGCTGAAAGAAAAAAGAAAGAAGAAGAAAACTTTAAATTATTAAATGATGTAACTAAATATAATTTAGATTATTTAAATAATGCAAACCTTGCTTCTAAAGATTTTGATATACAACCTGCTTTACAACCTGCTTTGTCAGGTTTAGTAGATCAAGGCGCTAGAATAAAAGCACAACTACTTAACTCTAAAAATCCAGCTGAAAGAGCACAATTACAATCTCAATTAGCACAGTATGAAACTTTTTTCAAAGGTGGTGGTATGAAAAACTTACTAGAGTCTTTTCAAGAAAAAAGAGAATTGTTTTCAAAACTAGGTGTTACTGGTAAAGCTGGTGCTGAAGGTGGTATAGATATGAAAAAACTAGATCCTAAATTAGCTAAATTTTTTATGTCTACTTACAATGATACATTACCTTCGGATTTAGGTATTAACATAGTTAATAACAATGGGGTTTTTGATATTGTTTTAAACTCGACAGGAGGTCAATTTGGTAAAGAAGGTGGTTATCAACAAAGTTTAATGGCTTTAATGTCAGCTGATTTACCTATTATACCAGGTATAACATCTGAACTTAACGCAACGCTGACTGAAGATAAATTAATTGACAAAAATGGTACTGCTTATATAAACGGAGGCCAAGCTGCTAGTTACTTAACAGCTGGAAAAGTTATAAATTTAAATGGTCAAGCTATTCAAACTTACGACTTTACAGATACAAATAAAGCTTTGTTTAGACAAAACATGGAAAAAAATGTTTTAGCAACATTAGCTGGATATTCTAATCAAGGTAGTTTAATGGATGGGCCTGGTACTGGTTTTAATGCTATAGAAAGTTATTACAATAATGTACTTCGTGAAAAAGGGGATGATCATGAATTAAAAATAGGCAGCGAACAAGGAACATCATTAAGTAAAGAGTCTTTGGAAATAGTTAAAAACAAAATGCTTGACAAAATGGAAGAAAAGTTTGAAAAAAGTATTCCACAACAAGCGTTTAAAAAAGTTTCTACAGGAACTAGTAATAGAGGAACTGCAGCAGAAAGAACAATTGCAAGCCAAAAACAAAATTTAAATAACGTTGCTAATTACTTAAAAGAAGGTAACAGTGTTATGGATTTATACAGGAGTGTAACAGAAAGTCCTCAACAATTTGATTACATTAGTGATTATGATGGTGGATTAATTACTCCTACTGAATATATAAATGAAATTGAAACTTTTGATTTAGATTACATGAAAAAAATAGGTATTTTAGAGAGTAATGCTAGAGAAAAAGACAGAGAAGAATTTATTAAAAGTGAAAAAAATAAATTAGCTGATGGTCAAATAAAAGAATTAGTTAACTTTGAAATAACAGAAGATGGTGTAAGTTCAAACTTTGGTGAAACACTTCCAGAACAAAAAGCTATGGTAAAATTATTATTAGAAATACCTCAATTTTCTAAACTTAAACCATCTCAAATAGACGCAGTAGTTAAAGATATTATTAAGAATAGAAAGAAAAAAGAAGTTACAATAAATCCTTTTGATGGAGATTTTTTAGCAGAATATAAAGGTATCAAATTTTAATTTAATATGAACGAACAGCAGATCTTAGAACTAAAGCAACTTGTAGATCAATTAACCGATCAAGGTTTGCCAACTGAAGAAATTCAAGCTCAAGTTGATTTAAGAAAACAAGAGTTTAAACAACTCAATGAATCAGCAAAGACAACACCTGTAGTTCCGGATGCGGTTGCAGGAGAGGAAATAGCATCCGATATGGTATTACCCTCGGATCCTGGTTCTTCGGTTTCTACAGATCCTAAAACAAAATCTGAAAAAATGACAGCTAAGTTTAATCCTAAGGGTTTAAACTACACTGATTTAAAAATAGAAACAGATAAAAAATACAAAACTAAAAGTTCTACACCATCTGGTTTGTTAGGAGAATTAAGAAGGCTTAGAAATTTAGATGAAGCTGAAAGATATGAAGATGAAATTTTAAATGCTACAGCAAATATACCTAAAGAACAATATACAAAAGAATTAGCTGATGCTTATTTTAATTTAGACAATATACCTAAAGGTAGAAGAGGAGGTAGAGATGAAGACTTTAGGGTTTTTCCTGGTCAAAGTATTGAAGAATATTTAGGTCCTGAAAAATTTTCTCAATATAAAAGTTATAATGAAACTGGAGAATTAATAGGTTACAATGAAGACAATCAACAGCGGTTAGACGAATTACAACAGCAAACTGAAATAGCTACTAAAAATAAAGTTCAACAACAATTGTTAAGAGATGTTCCTACAGATGTTAAAAATAAAATGACACTGTTTGGAGAGGGTGAAAAGTTTAAAACACAAGAAGATCAAAAAAAATACATTGATTCTACCATAAAATACGTACAAAACGAAGACAATAGAATAAAACAGTTAGAAATTCAATATCAAGCAGAAACTAAAAAATACGAAGATGCTTTTAATAATATACAAGCTGGTGTAACTAACATAATTCAAAACTCTCCTGATGGAAATGTTAATTTGGCGCTGCCAGAACAGCAACAAGCTTATAATGAATTAATAGAAAAAAACAATAGTTTAGTAGAAGAGTATACTTTACAAAGTTTTGATCAAAAATATTCACAATTAATAAAAGCTAACAATAAAAATAATTTATTAAAACAAGACTTTCAAAAAAATTATGAAAATATTGTTGATTCTAATATATTAGAGCAAAATTTAAGTTTAGATTACACGCTAGGAGCAAGAACAGCTATGGCTATGGAAGAGTTTTTTGTTCAAGGTGCTGTAAACTTTGGTTCTTTAGCTGCTCAAGGTTATTTAAAAACTATACAAAAAATTTCTTTAGATGATACTGAAGCTGTAGATCAAATGTTAGGTGTTATTAAACAAAATACAGTTGATTATAATAGACGTATTGCTGAAAAAAGAGAAACAACTATACCGCAAAACATCACGCTAGATGATATAGGAAACAATAAAGTAGGTTTTTTTGATTGGTTCACTGAATCGTTTGCAAACAATTCACCATCAATAGCCACTGCATTTATACCTGGAGGTTTAGCTTTAAAAGGAGCTAGAGGAATAAGCGCAGCTAAAGGTTTAGGTTATTCTACAATGAAAAAAGCTCTGCAAAGTCAAAAAGCTTTTACAACATTGGGTATGAGGACCGCTCAAGGTATATTTTTTACTGGAGAAACTGGTGGTAAGTTTGGAGAAATTGAATTGACAGAAAGCAGTGCTAAAAAACAATTACCTAAATTAAAAGAACAGTTGTCTATAACTACAGATTTTAATAGACAAGAAGAGCTTAAAACAGAAATAGAAGAATTAGAAAGAGTTAGTAGCTATAGTTTTACTCAAAAAGCTTTTACATCGTATGGTTATGGCACGGTTGCTACGGTTGCAGAAACCTTAGGTACATTACCTTATTTAACAGGCGCGAGAAGTCTTGTTAAAAAAATGGGTAAACAGGAATTTAAAAAAGAATTTTATAATACTCCTTTTAATTTTGGAGTAAATGTTGCAAAAAAAACATTATCTGGGTTATCACCTATAGTAACAAAAGCAATGCCTGTAGAAATATTAGAAGAAACTTTAACACAGGTTGGTCACAATGCTTTAGATATTATTGTTTTAGATGAAAACAAAAGCTTAATTGAAGGTGTTGATAAAGAATTTTTTGCTAATACAGCTATAACTACTTTAGGTATATTTGCTCCTAAAGCTGGTGGTAATATTAATAATATTTTAAAAAATGAGTTTAGAATAAAAAGCGAAGTTGATTCTAATCAAGATTTTGTTAAAGAATTAATAAGTTTAGAAGAAAGTATAAAAAGTGGTAAATTAAAAGGTAAAGAACTTGTTGAAGCTAGAAAACAAAAATTATCTATTTTAGAAAGTTTAGCTATCAATGATGTTATGTCTATGCAAAAACTTGCTGCTCTTACAGAAGATGAAATCTTAGAAGCTGCTGATTTAACAAGACAGTTAAGAGAAATAGGTAAAGCATCTTACAACTTAGGTGCTACTGGAGATTTATCTGAAGCTGGTAAAAAAGCAAAACAAAACTTAATAGATCAATATAAATCAGTTGATAAAAAAAGAAGCCAAATATTGAATACTAGCAAAATGAAAGCTAGAAATACAATGAATGAAGTTATGGAAACTTACGGCGATGCAATTACAAACCCTGATTTGCAGTATGATTTTGGTTTATATAACATGTACACTGATGTAGCTATGACATTGATGCCTAAAGATGGTGAGTATATTGTGATAGAAGATGTTACCAATATAGGTGATCAGTTAGCTCAGTTTAATCCTGAAGTTGTAAAACAAATAAAGTCTAGATTTGAGGCTGGCGCTAATGCAGCTAAAATAGGTAATAATATTATAATAAATGATACAGCTATAAAACAAAAAATAGCATTTTCTTTAACTTCAGCAGACGGTAGATATTCAGCTGTTGCACCATTAGAAGAACTTTTTCATATATATAATAAAAACAATAATGTTGTAAATGAGCAAGGAGAACTAAGTGAAGAGGCTGCGCAAGCTGTAGATGAAGCTATACAAATTTTAAACAACAAAAAAGAATTAGGTGATATAAGCGAAAAAGATTACAATACTTTAATGCAAAGATTTGAACTTTATAAACAAGGTGGTAGAGGAAAAGTAATTAAGCAAGATGGAACAAGAGGAAAAGCAAAAGTTGATGCTGAAGAAATTATCGCTCAAATAAATAACGCTGTTGCGTTAGGTGTTTTAAACATACAAGATATAACCTCTATGCCCGGTTTAAAAGGATTTATTAATAATCTTTCAGGCGGATTATTTGGTGATGCTAGCTGGATGTTTAGATTAAAAGACGGTGAAGATGTGTTTAGATTTATAAAAAATTATCAAAACACTATACAACAAGGTAAACCTATTGATACAGCACCTGAAGATGAAGATATTAAATTATCTAAATCAGATAGTGATGCTGTTCAAACTATATTTGAACAAAAAGGAAAAGAAGGCGCTTTTGAAATAATAGAAAAGTTTAAACCTATTACAAATAGAATTGTACAAAGAAGAAGTGAAGCTCCTGGTTTTGATAGACAATTGTTAACCGATGAAATAGAAACTGGTAAACGTGGTATATTAGATTTAATATCAGAATATAAACCAGAAAGCGGAGTTCCATTAGCCGCTTATATAAATAAATTTTTACCAGCTAGAGCTATAGAAGCTTCTAATAGAGTTTTAGGTGAAAAATTTACAGTGGATGTTACAGAAGCTAGAGGAGTTACAGACACTACAACAGAAGAAGTTACCGAACAGGTTGTAGAAAAACCTACAAAAGCAAAAGAAAGTTTAAGGAAAAAAATCAAACTAGATAAAGCCACTACACAAAAGGTTATTGATGCTGTTACAAAAACGTTTGGTACTAAACTACCACCTGTAGACTCGCCTCAGTTTAAAAAAGCTTTACAAAAAGGTTTTAGAACAGAACTTAAAACTACTATAGCTAAAGATGTTTTAGGATCGAGAGCTGCTTATGAAACATTTTTAAGAGATAATTTTGAAAATATTTATGAAGCTATACCTCAAGATATTATAAACAAAAGATTTAGACAATTTGCTGAAGACACTGGTAAAAGAGAAAAAACTAAAGAAGGTAAGAAAATATTTAAGAAAAAAGATATTACTAAAGCTGAATTTATTAATTACTTTTTAGGTAGAGATGTTGGTACATCGACTAAAGGTACTAGAAAAGATGCGTTAGCCGAAGCGTTAGCAGAAGAGTTTGCTTTTGATGCTACAATGGAAACTATACAAAAACCAGAGATTGTAGAAAAAAGAGAGTTTGTAGATAAAACACAAACTACAGAAAAAGTTTCTAAAGCAATTAAAAGACCTATTGATTTAAAGTTTAGTAAATCTGAATTATTAAACGCTAATGAATCAGTTTTACAAAAATCTTTTGAAATAAGCGATAATGATTTTGCTGCTAATGATAAAGATTGGGGTGATCTTTTGGAAATATTAGGTGTTGAAAATTTAGACGTATCAGGAAAAGATAGAGAATTTTTTTTAGAAAAATTAAAAACAACTGGTCTTATTAAAGAATTACCTGAAATATTTATTAGAAATTTCCAAGGTACTACTAAAAGCATAAAAAACAACAAAGGAGAAACAATAGGTAGAGATTACCATAGAAGTGTATTTTTTAAAAATGTAAATGAAGCGAATGCGTGGATAAAACAAGCTAAAGAAGAAGGTTATACTTTTGCTCCAGAAACTCAAATGTGGAAAGATTTATTTACAAAAACTCCTTACACTAAAACAGTAAATAAAAAAGAAGTTTTTTCTTTAAAAAATAAGTTTAACGATATTAAGTTTATAAAGCAACAAGATAATAAAATAAAAGCTTTAAAAGAAACTTTTTTAATATTTGAAAAATTTATAAAAAAAGGTGAAGGAAAAGAAAACGCAGCTGTTGTTGCTGCACTTTTAAAATCTACATCTTCATGGCAAGGTCATTTTATAAGATTAAGTTCACCGGTTAAATTTTATTCATTAGGTCAATTATTTGACCCTATAACTAATAAGAAATTATTTACTGAAGAACATACTTTACCAGCTTCAGCAGTGGCTAAATATTTATTTGTTCAAGCTGCTAATGGAACTGTTAATAAAAACTTTAAAAACATAGAACGTAATTATTTTCAAGGAGCTTTATTGAACATTGATGATAATAAATTATCTGGTATAGGTGTAGATGGTAAAAAGTTTTCTTACAAAAGTAAAACACCTGATGGTTGGACACTAGAAGACAATGTTTGGTCGAGATATTTTAATCCTAATGTTGCTAACGTAGGTTTTGGTATTGATCCTAATTCTTTAATGACTTACCAAGGTAAAACTGTTTATGAAATTTATGGCGTAGATAATGCTGGTAATTTTATTGATGCTGATTATAATAAAGCTATAGCTAAACCTGCTGTTTTAAATAATGAAAAACTACCTTCTACAATTAAATTTAGTAAAAATAATTTATTTAACAATAGAGTTTTAGATAAAATGAAAACTCTTGATACTGAAGCTCAAGACGCTAGAATTAAATTTAGTAAATCAAAAAATCTTAATAAAGATTTTAATGATATAATTGAAAGAGCTACAGGTATTGGTACGGAAAAAAGATATGGCCAAACTAAAGCTAGAGCTGTAGGTGTTGACAAAGGTAAATTTAATTTACTAGGTATACCACCATCTGCTCAAGACTTTGTAGGTTTAACTAGGTACTTTGCTGGTAAAGGAAAACAAGGTGATGAAACTATTGCTTGGGTAAAAGAAAACTTTTTAGACCCATTTGCTAGAGCTAATATAGATATATCAAACGCTAG